AAAGTAGATTCAGACTTTATTGCTTTGTCAACATCTTGCAGTTTGAACATTGAGCACAAATTAAGAGATACAACAACAAGAGAAACGGAAGGTTATAGACAGCAAGTGGGAGGAGTGAGAGGATGGTCAATGGAAGCGGAAGGACTAGTTGCTTATAAAAATTTAAGTGGAACAAGTTACACAGTAATTACTGGAGAGCAAAATATTGAGGATTTAATTCAAAATTTTATTTTGACAAGAACAGAAGTGACTGTTAAATTAACTCCAGCTAATGTGAGTCAAACTGGAATGATAGAATGGACTGGTCAAGCATACCTTACGAGTGTATCAATTGACACTCCAAATCAAGATAATTCAACTTTTTCTGTATCTTTACAAGGAAAAGGCATTTTGAATCAATTGTTAACTGGTAATCAACAATGATGAAAAGAACAAAAAATATTAATACTAGTAATAATCAAAAATTTTAAAAAATGGCGACAGATGGCGTAATAAACGGAACAAAATTTGGAGTTTATGCAGCAGGTACTAAGATTGCTTTTGCTACATCAGCTTCAATTTCTATCAATCACAATCTAAGAGATACATCAACAAAAGATTCTGGAGGATGGAGAGAACAACTTGAAGGACAGAGAGATTTTGAAGTTTCAGTTGAGGGGATGTTAATTTTCACTAACCTTGATGGAAGTGCAATAACTGGACTTACAATTAATGAACTATATACAAACTATATAGGAACAAGAACAGTTTTTGAGTTGAAATTTTCAACAGAAGTGACTGGAGATATCAAATGGACTGGTCAAGCTTTTATGACAAGCATATCACTTGACACTCCAAATGAGGATAGTTCAACAGTATCTGCAAGTTTCAGTGGAACTGGAGCACTGACTCAAGCAGCAGTATAATAACAAGAGAAATCACAGAGGGTTTATTTTGAGTCCTCTGTGAAAATTCTCACAATAAAATAAGAAAAAATGACATACGAAATAATAGAACTAGCAAATAAAAAATATCCAATTTTCTTTGGCTTTAATGGTTTAAGAAAATATTGTGCAAAAACTGGAACATCATTGAATAAATTAATGAGTCTTGGTCAAGATATGACTCTGGATGAAGCTCTTCAATTAGTTTTAGTTGGAATTGAAGAAGGATGTCGAAAGTCTGGTCAAGAATTTAAATTGACAATTGATGAACTTGGAGACATTTTGGATGAAGATATGGATGGACTTGCAACAGCTTTAAATGTATTTGGTTCGCAAATGGGTCAAAATATAAAATCTGTTGGAAAAAAAAAGGGAAAGGCAAATCAAAAGAAGTAACATTTGATGATATTGAACAAATTGCTTTTGGAGAACTAAAAATGAGTGTCAGTGAGTTAGATGATATGACTCCAAGAGCTTTTGCAAATGCTCAAATTGGATTTTCTAAATTGTATCAACTGAAAGAACAAGCTGAATGGGAACGAGCTAGATGGATTAGTTGTGTTATAATAAATCCTCACTTAAAAAGACCAGTCAGTCCAGGAAAAATTACAAAATTTCCTTGGGAAAATAAAAAGAAAAAAATTAAAAAAGTCGATATTGACAGACTTATAAAAGAATCAGAATTTGATGACAAAGTTCAAAAATTAAACAAAAAGAAAAATGCCTAAAAAAGCTTTAGCCTCCTTAAATGTTGTTATAAATGCAGTGACACAACCTCTCTTTAGAGGATTAAACAAAGCCTCAAAAAGACTACAAGTTTTTGGAGCACAAATGAAAACTATTGGAAGAAGTATTTCAACGAGTTTTGCAATCCCTTTTGCAGCGATTGGAGTTGCTGGAGCAAAAATGGCTGTTGACTTTGAGAAAAATATGACCAAAATAAATACTTTGGTTGGAATCTCTGCAAAAGAAGTCAACGAAATGAGCAAAGAAGTGATGAATTTATCTGGAGCAACCGCTCAAGCTCCAGCAGACTTAGCAGAAGGATTGTTCTTTTTAACCTCAGCTGGATTGAGGGGTGCAAATGCAATGGAAACTCTTGAAGCTGTTTCAAAGGGAGTTTCATTAGGACTGGGAGAACAAGCAGACTTAGCAAAAGTTGCAGCAGCTGCTCAAAATGCTTATGGAAAAGAAAATATCACAGCAGCTCAAGCATTAGATGTGTTTGGTAAATCTGTTCAGAGTGGTATGTTTGAAGCTTCTGATTTAGCTCAAACTTTAGGGAAACAACTTGGGATGGCTGCAGAGCTTGGAATTTCTTTTGAAGAAACAAACGCTTTTATTTCTACATATACAAAAACAACTGGAGATGCAAATTCAGCTACAACATCTTTTGGAGGTGTTATGATGGCTCTTGCAAAAACTACTCCTCAGATGGAATCAGCTTTGAACAAAGTTGGAATGACTGGAGATTCAGTGAGACAAATGCTTGGAGAACAAGGATTGAAAGCAACTTTAGAAAATATAAAAACAGCTTTTGAAGACAATGGAGTTCCTTTAACACAATTTTTTAGTAAGTCTCAAGCTTTGAAAGGGGTGCTAGGAGTTTTAGGAAATCAAAGTGAAACTTACACTGACATCTTGGATGGAATGGGAGATTCTGCTGGGATGGTTGATAAGGGATTTGAAACATTAAACAAGACAGCTGGATTCAAAATGCAACAGTCTTTTCAGAACCTAAAAAATTCTGGAATGGAACTTGGAGCAATGTTAATGCCTCTTTTTCAATCAATAGTCAATGCAGCTGTAAATTTAGGAAAAGCTTTTACTGATTTAGATTCTGGAACAAAAAAACTTATAGTTGGAGCAGCGGCTTTGTTTGCTTTCAGCGGTCCTTTAATGACTTTGGCTGGAGGATTAGTGACCGCTTTTGGAGCTGTACTTTCTCCAATTGGTTTAGTTGTTGCAGCTTTGGGAGTTTTATTTAAAATAATTATTGACAACTGGAATACAACAAAATCAGTTTTAGTTGGTATGATTAACTTTTTTATAACTCTTTTCAATGAATCAATGCTTGTCAGAGGTATTTTTGAAGGATTAGTTTTTAATTTCAGACAAATGGTGGCTGCTGGAATATTCTTTGGAAAAAGTATCGTTTCAGTATTTGAAGCAGTAAAAGATGGATTTATGGACACCATTGGAGGAGTTGGAGACATATTACTTGGAATTTTTACACTTGATAAAGAAAAGATAATTAGTGGATTTGATAAAACAGCAAAAAGTCTTGGAGATACAATTGAAAAGGCTTTTGATGGTATTGCTGCAAACGCTGAAGACTTTGGAGAAAAAACAGCTGAAAATTTTGGAAAAGCTGTTGATAATACATTAAAAAGAGAACCAATTGAACTTATTACAGAAGAAGATGTTCAAAATACAGTTGACAATGTAGGTGGTTTTTTAACAGATAAACTTGGAAAGCTTAAAGGAAAATTGCAAGGATTTATGGGGGGAGGAACTCTTTTAACTCCAGAAAATGGAGATGGAGGAGATGGAAATGGTGCAAGTGATGGTGGAGATAATGGAACAAAAAATCTTGAAAAGAATTTAAACAAACAAAAAAGCTTATATGAACAATTTTTTGGATTCACAAAATCTCAATATGGAGAGTTTCAAAAAAATGTAGAAGATACTTTCAACAATATTTCATCCGTAGCCAGTCAAGTTCTTTCTGGAATCGGAAATTTGTTTGCTGCTCAAAATGAAAAAGCAAAAGCAGAACTTGATAATTTAGAAGCAAGAGAAAATGAAAAATTAGAAAATGATTTTCTAAGAGAACAGCAAAGAATTGAAAATTCTCAAATGTCTCAAGAACAAAAAGATGAAGCTTTAAATGCTCTAAAAGAAAAATTTGGAGAAAAGCAAGATGCAATTGATAAAAAGATGGATGAAAAAAGAAAACAACTTCAAAAGAAACAAGCGATAAGAGATAAGCAAATGAAGATTGCAGAGGCAATAATGGGAACAGCATCGGCAATTGTTCAAGCTTTAAGTGCTGGACCAGTTGCTGGACCTATTTTGGCGGCAATCGTTGGAGGTCTTGGAGCTGCTCAAATAGCAGCAATTTCATCTACACCGATTCCACTTGCAAAAGGGGGTCTTGCTTTTGGTCCTACCAATGCAATTGTTGGAGATAATCCAGGAGCTGCAAATGACCCAGAAGTCATTGCACCACTATCAAAGTTGAAATCAATGCTTGGAGGAGAAATGAATGTTGAATTAAAAGTTGGAGGATCGTTGCTTGGAAATGATATATTTCTTGCAAATGAACAAGCTGACCAACAAAGATTAAGATTTATATAAATGTCATATACTAGAACTTTTTATTTTAACTATAAGTCAATCACTGATTTGCCTTACAGACTAGAATTTTATGACCAAGGACAGTTTGCATCAAATTATGCAGATGAAGAAGGAGAGCTTGGAGCAAACACAACACAAATAAAGTTTGGAAGTGATGGAGGAAATATGTATTCTCCAATAAAAGCATCAACTTTGACAATTGATTTTGTAGTCAATTCAAGTGAAACAATATCTTATATTGAGCAACTAAAAACAAACAGAACAGAAAGAGATGTTTATGTTTATTTATACGCTGAACAAGTTAATGGAACAGCAAATCCAACAACAAGACCAATTTTTGCTGGATATTTATTAATGGATTTATCTGATGACCCAGATGTCTCAATTCCTTACACAATAAAATTAAGAGCTGTTGATGGTATTGCTTCTTTGAAATATTTTGATTTTATTCATCCAACATCAACACAAAATGCAACTGGGATATATGAAAAATCAAAAACTTGGATACCAGATTCAGATGCAACATTCGGAGTTTTAGAAAGTAGAAATACAATTGTTCAATGGTTAAGAAGAATTTTGTTTTATTCTGGATTTTCTACAACAGCAAAAGGAGCAGCAACTGGAGATGCAAGAATCATCACAGCTGCAAATTGGTACAATGGTTTGATGCCTAACACCACTGATGACCCTTTATTCAATACTCAAATGAAAGCTGAGGCATTTTATAAACCTGATGGAGAAGAAGGGGAGAAGAAATTTAAATCAATGACAGCATACGATGCTTTGAAAAGTATTTGTGAGGCTTGGGGAATGAGATGTTTTGTTTGGAGAAATTCTTTTTACTTTATACAGATTGATTTATATGAAACAAATGAATCTGGAACACAACAAACTCCAGATAATATTCAAAATTATGGATATGTCATAGACTACACCAGCACCGCTGGTCACAGTTTTGTTAGTCAAAAATTAGACCAGACAGTTGGAAGATATCAAATAATTGTTGATAATACATTACAAGTAACACAAAACAAAAAACTTGCTGGGGGTCAATATGGTCTTTTACCTTCATTGAAAAAAGTTTTAGTTGATTTTGATGTAGTTGCAAATATTAATTATTTTACAGAGTTTCCAAATATTGCTGCTCAGAGTGATATTTCTGGAACTCCTAGCGGATATGAGTTTTTTAGAACTTACAAATCAATGGGAATATTTGATTGTGATGGGGTAAATGACCAATCTTTTTATCACGAAGTCTGGCTTCAATTTGATAATCCTACAACAGCCCAAATTAATATGGAAATGATGTGGACTATTGAGATGAAGCTTGTTAGTCAAGGTTCTTTTCAGAAAGAATATCATTGGAATCACTCAAGTCAAACAAAAGAATGGGTAACAATTGGAACTGGAACATCAGGTGGAGAACCTCATTTTGGATATGGAATTGTTCAATTACAGCCAGGAGTCTCTTCACACAATATTTGTGCGGCAACTTATTCAGATAATCACGGCTCTTATATTACATTAGATGCTGCTTCTTTTCCAGCTGGTCAATATGAATTAAGATATGCTACTTATGTATATAATGATACAGTAAATTTTCCTGGTGGTCCTTATCCTTGGGAAAGTTATATGTGGGGGCACGGAGCTTGTAATTCTTATGCAAGTGCAGATGTTTCTCCCTATGATTTAGGTGTTACATACACAAATTCAAATTTACAATTTGGAACTGGTGCATCAGTTTTATCTCCAATAACAAATGGACAGATTGGAGCTCAGACAATCACAACTCAACTTTCTCAATCTAGCTCAGATACAGATGAACAAGAGGTCAAAAATGTCATAATTGGAGATACTCAATCTTCAAATGATGCTGGAGCAATTTTTGTCAATGATGGTTCTTCATATGTTCATACTAGCTTTGGAGGTCAGTGGGGAAAAGCAACAACATCTGGAGCTCTTTCATTCAGTGAATTATTAGGAACTCAAATACTTGCAAGACAAGTAAAGCCAGTCAGGAAATTTTCTGGAAATATTATTATGTCTATTGACCCATATTTGAATGATGGTTCAGCAACAAGAATCCAATATCCAACTCCATATACAAGATATCGATTTCCAAGTCACACCGCCTCAGGTACAGTTGCTGGAAGTTATATTATGCACTCTACAACATTTGAAACAGATAAAGATTCTTGGAAAGTTGAGCTATATGAATTTGAAACATTTACAATTCCTGGTTCAACAACAACAACAACTGGAACTCAAGGAAGTAACAGTGGAACAGTCGGCAATGGTCCTGGTCAAACTGGGGGGGGTACAACTCCAGAAGGTTCATCGAGTCAAAAACTTAGTGCTCCAACATCTACTTTTATCGGTCAATATAATACTTTGTATAAACAAACTTTTACTCCTTTAACATTTATAACAACAAACCAGAGTGCAAATTCTTCTGGAGAAATTACTGTGACAAGCTTAGCCATAATACCAATTCAACAAGCTTTATTAAAAACCGGAGACACAATACAGTTGAGGTCCAGCTATTCTTCAAATGCTTATAACAGTATTAGCACCTATGCAGCAAGAAGTTTAAATAGCGGATTTTGTGATTTTGTTGTTTCAGCTGACCAAAGTGCAACTGATGAAACAATTTCTGTTGTTTCAAAAACATTTTATGGAGATATTAATATTGGAGATATGATTGTAGTTTCTCAACCAGATTTGGTTAAGCAATATCAAAATAAAACAAAAGGAACAGTTGCTGGATTTACAGTGGATGATGATGGTCTTGCAAAAGGAGGAGTTGAAATAACTGGATTTTTAGATTCAGATACAATGACTGGAGCAACAGCAAACAATTTACCAACAGCAGAAAGTGTGAAAGCATATGTAGATGCAAATTCTGGAGGTACATCAAATTATAAATGTATGAAGTGTTCAACTACTGTAACAACATCTTCAACAGATGGAGATTCAAATGCTGTGACAATTCCTTTTGATACTCAAGTTGCTGCAAGTGGAAGTTCTACAATCACTTTTTATGGAGCATCTGGTGTTCCTGGTTTATCTTCAACAGCGTATACATTTTCGATGCCAGTTGGAACTTATAAAATAAATTGGAATGTTGGTTCAAATACTAACATTGTAAATAATAGAATATTAAGTGGTGTTAAATTAATGAGAGGAGAAGATACTGGAGAGGGTGCTGCTTTGTATAGTGATGTTGATACAACATATGGATATATATATGACAGAGGAAATTCAACTGTAAGAAAAGGAAGTGTTTCTGGTTCAGTTATTTTTAAACAAACAGTTGCAACTGGTTCTCAAGTGTTCAAGCTTGTTATATGGAAAGAAGCAGCTTCAAATGCTTCAATGAACTCAATCACTTTATTAAATGCAACAAATATTACTGTGGAAGAACTATAAAAATGAAGAAAATGATTAATGAAATAATGAATAAATTTTGTCCAACTACTATAATATTGAATGTTGGTGCAATAGGAATAAGTTTAACAGATTTAGAGATTGGATTGAAAATAGTATCATATTTAGTTGCAATCATTTATACACTATTTAGAATTATAAACGAAATAAAACAATGGAAAAAATAAACTTAAATATCAACCTTCATTATTTTAAAATGGAAGAGTTCGACCAACCAGGAAAACCAGGCTCTGGAGTTGACAATATGGATATAAATTTATTGATGATTTTGGATAATATGCGACATCGAGCAAAAATTCCATTTGTTATTACCTCAGCATTCAGAAGTAAAATTTACAATCAAAGAATTGGGGGTGTTGCAAACAGTGCTCATTGTTTTGGAAAAGCTGTTGATATCCAGGCTAAAACAAGCAAAGAAAAATATTTAATTATAGAAGCCGCTCTTCATTTTGGAATTGAAAGAATCGGAGTCGGCTCAGATTTTGTGCATATAGACATACAAGAAGAACCAGACAAACCAACAAAAGTAATTTGGACTTATTAATATTGTTTAATTTAAAACCAATAAAAATGAAAAATTTTTTAATTAGTAAAATTTTATCAAGCAAAAAAACGTGGATTGGTATTGCATCCATAATTGTTCCACTAATTGCAAAAGCTCTTGATGTGGATGAAGAATCAGTTAGTCAAATTTGGTGGTCTCTTATTGCGATTTTAGGGGGTCAAAGCCTTGCAGACCTAGGAAAAGAAGCAAAAAAGAAATAATGAAACAGTATAGACCGAGATTGACCAAAGATGAATTTCGGATTATACAAGAGCACAGAAACAGCAACAACATTGGTATCATTGGAGACACTCATTGTCCATTTAATTTAAAAGAGACAAAAGAGCATTTGTCATATCTTCAATTTTGTTATGAAACTTTCAATCAATTTGGTGTTTCTACTATAATCCACATTGGAGATGAAGTGGACAATGCTGCAATCTCATATCATCAGAAAGAGACAGATTCATATGGAGCAGAGACAGAAGCTGAACTTGCACAAAAAGAGATGGATAAATTTTATGCAGCTTTTAGTGATGTTAAAGTTTGTGTTGGAAATCATTCAGCTCTTCCTTTTCGCCAGGCTACAACAGCTGGGATTCCAAAAAGATTTTTAAAAACATATGAAGAGATTTGGGAAGCTCCAAAGGGATGGAAGTGGGAGCTTCAGTGGGAAGTCAATGGAGTTTTATTTGAACACGGAACTGGTAGCTCTGGACCTAATGCTGCAAAAAACAGAGCCATTGCAAATAGACAATCAACAGTGATTGGTCATTGTCATTCTTTTGGGGGTGTCAATTATTTAGCTTCAAGAAATGATATGATTTATGGATTAAATGTAGGCTGTGGAATTGATAATTCTGCTTATTCTTTTCGATATGGAAAGCAATATCCGAAAAAACCAACGATTGGTTGTGGGCTTGTTCTTGATTCTGGAAGGATTGGACTTTTTATACCGATGGACCTTGGGTCAAAAATCATTAGAAAATAGAAACCCAGCAAAATTAATTACTGGGTCTCAAACAAGATAAAACAATCCCAACGATTGAATCGAACTGAACTACAAAAATAATATCTTTTATATGTTGATTGTGCAACATTGTTTCAAATTTTTTCTTGATTTTATTACTAAAAATTATTTATTTATTAAAAAAAGCAAAATCTATTTTAAGGCTATTTTTAGCTGATTTAAGCGATTTTGTCACTGTTGATAAGTATTAGTATTCAACAATTGAGATAATTAAATACAAGAAAAACACTAGATAAGAAAAAAACTTAAAAAAATATTATAATTTATATTATGTTAAATTCTATAAAAGCAATAAAAAATAAAAAAATAAAAAAAATGTTAAAAAGGTTTGGTTATTAACAAAAAAGTATTACATTTGTACCAACAAAAACAAACAACAATGATAAAAACTACTGACATAAAAGGAAACTTCGCTGGATATTCAGAAAGCTTTTTTAACGGAGAAAATCAAATACATATTTATAAAGATTTAACAGACAAAATGTGGAGAGTTGTTTATCACTACGGAATGAGAGAAATGCCTTTTGACTATAAGCAAGAAGCAGTTGATTTTATAAATGAGTTAATTAAAAAAAGACAAAAATAAAATGTTAATAAGGTTTGGTTATTAACAAAAAAGTATTATATTTGTACCAACAAAAAAAACAACAACTTAAATTTAAAACAATGAACGAAAAAACTTTAATCGAAAATCTAACTTCGGAAACTACAAATACAAAAATTCAAAAAAACGAAATTGAAGAAAAAATGCAAACTTCAAAAGCTGGAACACAAGAAAGGCAAAAGCTTAACCAACAGCTTTTTGCACTTAATGCTAAATTAAACACAATTAATTCATTAATTGAAATTGAACAAGCACTTAAAACTTTTAATCTATAATAAAACAAACAACTTAAATTTACAAAAATGAAAACAGAAAGTCAAAAACAATTAGAAAAATATAATATTAATCAGTTAAATACTATGTTGGAAAAAGTCGAAGATATGTTATTTTTTCCTCTGCAAAACGAATACAAGCTTTCTAAAACACAGCTTAAAGAAATGAAATCTGATTTGGAAGATAGAATATCTGAGTTATCAATTATAAATAATTAGAAAAATGAAAAAAAATAGAGAAACTTATACTCCAGCGAATAGTATCAATAAACAAACATTTGAAAAAAAATTCGATGTTCACAGATATGAAAATCAAAGAATTTTGGATTTAAATACTCAGCTGAAATTAAAAATAATTGAATTAAAACAACAAATTAAAAAACTTAAAAAATGAATAAATTGACTTACAATAACTGGATGAGATATATTTACAATGAATTAAATCCAAAACCAATCAAAAAGATTGAATATCAATTTGGAGAAATAGGAAATAGAACTGAGCTCCAAATCCAAGAAGAAATAGAATATCTGAAATCACTTGACAAAGAAATTTCAGACAAGGTAAGAGCTTCATATTCAATATGAAAAATATAAAATCTAAAATTCAAAAGCTGTTAGAAGAGAAGCCTTTCTTAAAAGATTGTGACAGCAAACTCTGCACTCATATTTGGTTCAAAGAAATGAAAAGTCAAGGTTTTAATCCTTATGAAACACCATCAACAGAAATGCTTTTGTTATATTCGCAAAAGAAGTTGACTCAAGCTCCAACTATTAAAAGAGCAAGAGCAAAGCTTCAAGAGGAGAATCCATCATTGCGAGGTTTGAAATATCAAAAAAGACAAAATGCTCAACCACTTTGGAAAAAGAAACTGGGATATGAAGTTTAAATATTACATTGAAGATTGGGTTCTTTACGATTATCATTTAGTCAGCACTAAAAGCACTGACAACATATTACAAAAATCTTTTGCAGATGCTAAAGAAAAAGCAAAAGAGCTGAGGGTTTTTGGAACAAAATCACAGATTGAAGAAGCATCAAAAAAATATAATATTGATGAAGCATATACCTATGAAATTGAAACAAGGGGGTCTTGTTGGGATGGATTTTTATTTTCAGATAATCCAAATGATGACACACCGACTTTGGAAGAGTACAATAAAAGCTTTATAAATAAATATGAATATTATTTAAAGCTGTATAAACAAAACAATAAAGAAATATTAATTATTAAAATGTTATGATAACAAATCCAACATCAATTGCAATAATAGAATTGAAAAGAGAATATTATATTGCTAAAAGAAGAAAAAATATAGAAATCAAAAATGATTATGAAAAAGAAGGAAAGAATATTGAAGCTTTGGCTATTAAATTACTAATTGACCAGATTCAAGAAACAATTGAAGATTTGACAGAAATGATTCAACAGATTAATAATATATCAACATATCAAGAGAACTGTATTAATTTAATTACTAACCAATTAAAAAAATAAAAATGGCTATAATAAAAAAAATTGATTATAAAGGAAACGAATTTAATGACTTACACAAATTTGAAATAGAGCTGGAAGTCAATGGAGAAAAAGTAATCGGAAATATTTATAAAAAACAAAATGACCCATATTTCAAAGTAGATGATGAAGTTGAATATTCTATAAATAATAAAGGAACTTTAAAGCTCAATAAACCAGGTCAACAACCTTTTAAAAGCAATATGAAAATAAATTACAATATTGATTCCGAAGAAGTAAGGATTGCAAGGTCTGTGGCTTTAAAATGTGCAAATGAATATGCTATTCATAAAAATTATTCAGAAGAAAAGCTTTTTCAACTAGCAAGACAAATGACAGCTTTTATTGAAAAAAACAAAATTGATTGCTGTGAATAAAGATAATTATATGGAAAAAACAATCGAGATGGCTAAATGCACTCTCTCAGAAATGTTTCAGATTAAAAGAGATGATATTGATATTAGAACTAGAAAAAGAGAAGTTGTTGAAGCAAGAAGATTTCTCATATATTTTATGATAATGGAGCTTGGAATAAAATTTTCATTTGTTCCCCTTTATTTGAAGTCTATAAGAAGTCACGCTTCTGCAATGCACCATCATTACAAAATGATGGATTTGTTAAATATGCAACACGAAAAAAAGTTACGTTCTGATTACGAAAATTTTAAATCCAGAATTTTGACAGATGGACTTGGAGAATTAGAACAAGAACTTAACAGACAAATAATTTTAAAAAGAGAAATTAGTAATAAGATAAAACAACTAAAAAAAATGATTGATGAAAGATAAACCAGGATTCTGGGCAGTCATACCAGCAAGTGTTAGATATAGCGATTTAAAACCAAATGCAAAACTATTATATGGAGAAATTACAGCTCTTCAAAATAAGGAAGGTTATTGCTTTGCACAGAATAAATATTTTGCAAGATTATACAATGTCACAAAGAACACAGCAAGTTCTTGGATTAATGATTTAGCAAAAGCTGGATTTATAGAAATTGAAATAATAAAAGATGGAGGAGAAGTTAAAGAAAGAAGGATAACTCTCACGAAAAAAGAGGACACCCCTATCACGAAAAAAGATGATTATAATAATACAAGTTATAATATTACAAATAATAATATTCTTTTAAGAGAACAAAATTTTCAAAATGCGATAGATTTATTGGATTATGATGATAACATAAAAAAAGAATTTTTTGAATATTGGAAAGAAAAAAACAAAAGCAAAACAAAGATGAGATTTGAGCTTGAAAAGACTTGGGATTTGAATTTAAGATTGCAAAGATGGTCAAGAAGGCAAAATCAATGGAATAAAAATAATCCTGGTGGTCTAAAACAAAAACTGAATACATTTAACAAAGCTCAAGAGATGCTTAATAAAATAAATAATCAATGATAAAAAATATGACAATTGAGGACATCAGAAATGACAGCTTGAAAATACTTACAAGAACAGTTCTGGAATTAAGATTGAGGTCAATGACTGAGGATGATTTGGTTTCATTGAGTTTGATTTTAGCTGAGGATTTACAAGAAGATTTCAAAAACTTAGATATGATTGATATATCAAAAGCATTTAGAAGAGGAGTGAGAAAGACAGATGAATTTCTGCTTGGACCAAAAGTTTGGTATAAATGGATAAAACAATACAGAGACTTACTTTGGGATGCTCAATATCAAGTAAGAACTCAAGGAGCTGACCCTAAAAAAGTTCCATATTATAAACCAAAACAAAAGCTAATTCAATAAAACGAAACAATATATCAATATTTAAATAAAATAATTTCTTATTTATACAAATTAAAAAATGGAAAGTAAAACAAAAACATCACTCAAATATGTAAATCTTAATAATACAAGAGATTTTAAAGAAACATATTCAGAATATAGAAAAAGATTGAAAGAAAATTATTATAAAATTAAATGGTATATAAGAGGAGAGCAAATTTGGGATTCTATGAGCAAGGGAACTTATTTAATAAAAAAACACGGAAACATAAAATGACAGAGCATAGCAAATACTACTACGAAAAAGACAGAAATATAAACAAAGAATCCAAAACTCCATCTTATTATATCGGAAATGAAGGAATGGAATGTATTGATGTTATCCATCAATTTGAATTGAGTTACGATTTAGGCTCTGCTTGTAGTTATATTTTAAGAGCTAAAAACAAACACAATGATTTTGGAGAAGAGTGTATTTCAAAAGCAATAGTTCATCTTGGATATGAACTCAGAAAAATCAGAAAAAAAAAATCACAAATCAACAACAGATATTCTGGCGGTCAACTATGAACAAAACATTTTTTATTCTCGGATTAATAGCAAAAACTTTTGTACAGCTGTTTTTTATTATTTTATTTATTGGAACAATCGGTGTTGCAATCTTTGTTGGAACATATTTAATTAAAACAATACAAAATTCTGTTAAAGAATATAATAATCATTTTAATAATTAACAAGAGACTTTTAATAACTCAGTAAGGGTTATATATAAAAAGATAAAGAAAATGGCTTATATTGGCTCTATGACAGAAGAGAGACAACAAGAAGCCTTAGTTACTTACATACAATTACAATATCCAGCTGTAAGATATTGTGCTTCTCTTGGCGGTCAATATCAACAGTATCAATCCCAAAGAAGCAAAGCAATAAAAACTGGATATGTTAAAGGATTTCCAGATTTACAAATAACTGAGGCAAGGAAAGGATTTCACGGATTATTTATAGAACTAAAAACAAAGACTGGAAGATTAACCAAATACCAACAAAACTGGATTGATGATTTAAACGAAAGAGGCTACAAAGCAGAATGTTGCTATGGTCTGGAGAAAGCGTTGGATTTAATTGATTGGTATTTAAATGAAAAAGGTTAGCAAAAAACAGAGTCAAATTAACAGAGAGCTCAAAAGAGTTTATAAAATAATATGTGAAACAAGAGAGCATTGTTGCTCTGGCTGTGGGAGATATGATGTTCCTTTAAGTCATAGTCACTATATATCAAGAAGAAGGAGACCAGACCTTGTAACAGATATTGATAACATAACGTATCATTGTTTGAGTATGGGAGAAAGAAAAGGATGTCACGAACTTTGGGAGGGTGGTATATCTGACAAACAAAAGCTTTTAGATTATGGAAAGGCTTTAGAATATATTATGGAAAAAGACACAGAGCTTTATTATTTAATTACAGAATGATGCCTTATAAACCAGCAAAGAAGCAAAGACCTTGGATTCCAAGTAGAAAAGCAAAACCTTATGTTGGAATCAATACAAGTCGGAGCTCAGAAGAAATGAAATACTTTTACAACAGCAAAGCTTGGAGAAGTTTGAGAAATTACAAAATACAAATAAATCCACTTTGCGAGATGTGTGAGTCAAAAGGATTAATAGAACCAGGAAAAGAGATTGACCATATTGAACCATTAAAAGATAATCCAAACAAAAAACTTTCTTTGCATAATTTACAAACTTTATGCAGAAGTTGTCACTCAAAGAAGTCTGTTGAAGATAGAGAAAGAAGAAAACATACTAAAAAATATTATTAAAAATAAGTTTATGTATGTAGGAGTGTCAAGAATCTTAAAAACAAACAACAGTAAGACT